TGGTGTTTTATTTACTAGACATTCTGACGCAGCGTTGTTAGGGTTTATAGGTAGTGGTGGTGCTGTTAATTTAGGATCAAGTAATTTAGGTATAACAGCAGGGTTATCTGGGGGAAATATTGTTTTTCAGACAGGTGGTACAGCAGCAGGTGATGAAAGAGTTCGCATCACATCAGATGGTAATGTAGGAATCAATCAAACTAATCCAAATAAAGCAAAGTTGCACGTAGTTGCAGATAGTGGTTCTACTGACAAAATTGTTGCCAAGTTTAGAAATCCTCAAGGTTCAGCAGATGTCAAAGCAAAAATTGGATTTGCTGCTGGATACTCTGATACTGCTAATGATACAGAGGGTCAAGCATATATTGGTGCTCAACGAGAAGGTAGTGGAAATAATGCGGCTTTATTTTTTGAAACTTCTGATGGGAGCACAGTAACAGAAAGACTTCGCATCACATCAGCAGGTATTGTAAAATTTAAGGATAATGGTGCAGCATATACAAATACATTACAATCTTATACCACCGAAGCAGGTTACATAACACATTATACTGCAAGAACTACATCAGGTTCTGACAGATATAGAAGAATGCTTGATATAGCAAGTATTGGTGGTAATCCACATGGATCATCAATACGATTCTTAACAAGTAATGATAGTAGTAACCCTGCCACTGGTCATGAGAGAATGAGGATCATGCATGGTAATGGTGTATTGATACAAGATGAAGGTTCACTCTCACATAACCAAAACTATCCTCATAGAAGTTGTCCTGGATTATTAACGGTTCATAATGGTGAGGGAGAATCAAATAGAACTGATACTAGTACTGGTGTATATGCACCACCCACAGGTGGATTTGTTAACTATGCTGATTATGAATTAGCAACAAAATTAATTACTATTAGTAATAGTAATTGTAATATAATTATGGCAAAGAATGGTGAACCAATTGTTATTAATGATGGTAGAGATTCTTGGGGCAGTAACTGCTATAATAAACTTCCTAATTATCTGGTAGGTTTACCATGTACTGATTGTATTAATAATACTGATTTTACTTTGACTTTATATGCTGATTTCTTAGTATTCTTATTAAGAAATAATGGATGGAATAGTATAGGTACTGGTGTTGATAATTTCCCTACTGGATGGCGAGAAATTGAAGCTAATACTAATATTGAACCACCTGGTGTTAATACTAGATTATATTGTAAGAGTGTTTCTGCTGGTACTTATAATAACTGGGATAATAATTCAGCAATGTATTTCTTTAGGTTAGCATAAACAGAATATAGATTAAGAATGAACTGGACATCTGGAACATATGGTTCATCTTTCTGTTCTGGTAAAGTTCATTGTTCATTCGTAAATAGTGTAGAAGATAGATCTAATGTAACATTTGCATATGGTCATAATTAAAATTAATAAGTCATCCTAACTAGGATAAACTTGACACCTATGCTATAATTATATTATGTTATAATAGATACTAAATAATTTTTTACCCTTACGCCAATGAATTTCACAGTTTTTGCAAAAGATGATTGTCCATTCTGTGATAAAGTAAAGCAAGTCTTGGAGTTGACAGGAAGTAAGTTTGTGGTGTATACTTTAGGACAACACTTTGAAAAAGATGCATTTTATGGTGAGTTTGGAGAAGGATCAACTTTTCCACAAGTTACATGTGATGGTAAGAAGTTAGGGGGATCAGTTGAAACAATCACATTCCTCCAAGAAAACAAAATCATCTAACTCTGAGCTAAATAAAGCTGATTACCACATAAATCGTGGATTTGAGATTTCAATTAAGGGAGGTAAACGAGAGCAACATAGACCAGTAACCGATGGGAGCAAGGAAGTGACATTCGAAATTAACACATTAGTATTGTTTGCTTTACCTGTTTCATTTCTAATATTATTAGTAGGATTACTAATGGGTTGGGTTGCTCGTGATTACATGATGAACTATCGGGAAGTACCAAGACCTCACCCCGAAATGTTTGATTCAAATGGGAACTTAGTTCCAGATGAGGTTATAGCATTTAGATTTGAAAACAATTATGACGACGACGAAGAAGACGACGACTAAAAAACCAAAAGTAGTGAAGACTGCTACGGCAATACCAAATCTTCCTAAAAATCCTTTTGCTTTTGAGGTTTTAGATTTGGTATCTCGACAAAGATCCAAAGCTAAGAAGATACAAGTACTTAAGAAGTATGAAGATATTTCATTAAAGGCTGTTCTTATTTGGAATTTTGATGATAGTGCTGTTTCAGTACTTCCACCAGGTGATGTCCCTTATACTGGATATGATGATCAAAATACTTATAGTGGAACTTTAACAACAAAACTTACTCATGATATTCGTGCAATGCATGAGACTGGATCCTTTTCTCTTGGTGCAAGTGATCAGCAAGGACATACTACAATTCGTCGAGAATGGAAGCATTTCTACCATTTTATTAGGGGTGGGAATAATAATATGAATGCTATTCGTCGTGAAACAATGTTTATTAATATTCTTGAAGGACTTCATCCATTAGAAGCAGAAATTGTTTGTCTTGTAAAGGATGGTAGACTTAGTGAGAAATATAAGATTACAAGAGAGGTTGTACAAGAAGCATATTTGGATATTACTTGGGGTGGTCGATCATGACGGCAGTGAAAGAGGAGACTAAGCAAGAAACTAAAAAATCTATTTGGTCAACAGAAGAAAAAGAATCTATTAAAGCTCAATATGGGTGTGAATTTATCGTAGAGAATGGTTCGTATGAAGATGTATGTACTAAAAAAGCACCTAGTGATGCTTTTATTGTAAAATATATGCATGAAGAGAAGATTTGTTTTGATCTAACAAGAGGTTCAAGAACTAGTCTGTTTGATATGTACTATGATAAGTTTGGACTTAATGTAAAGAGTATTGATTATGGGTATGGTACTATAAAACCAAATCTTTGGGGGTATAAGTCACCACAACAAAAGAAAAAAAGAAAAGGATAAATCAAATTCAACTTTTTTTTCCAAATATCGGGGTAAAAAAACTCCGGTATTTTTTTGATATGTAAGGTTTTGTAACAAATAATACATAACTACTTGTATAAATATAGTAACTGTGTTAATATTAACACAATCGTTCACCTCCACTAGGAGGCGCAAGTAAGTCGCGGAACGCATTTCGTTCATCCCTTTACAGGGACGGAAACGACTAAAGGAACGGACCTAAAAATCCAATTACTTTAGGAGTAAAACAATGGCACTTAAGTACCGTGGTGTTGACTACAACACTAACCATAAGGATGGTTCAGTAACCACTAAAACTCTCACATATCGTGGGAATGTGTATTCTAACCTTAATCCTATAACTGGGTCTTGCCGTAAGGAAAAGATTCAGGAAACATACAGAGGTGTAAAGCATCAAGAGGTTAAAACCTTCTGTGCTTGATTATCTGACTTACAGATTCACTTTTAAGAGATCCTATTGACAGGATCTCTTTTTTTGTGTACAATATTTAAAAGCGAGTCATATTATGGAGAAAGACAAATTAAAACTAATTGTTCGTAATTTGGAATTATTAGTTGATGCACTCAAAGCAGAAGTTTATTCTGATGTGGATGCATATAAAAATTCAAAAGCGTTTGAATCTCCTCTTACTGATTACGATGAACTTTATGATGACGATGACGGTTATGCAGACTAGTAGATCAAAAAGATTGATAAAAATGCTTGAAAGATTAATCAAAAAGGATTATCTATATACTGATGCACAACTTAAAGAAATGAAGGCACAACTGCGAGTAATTAAAGAAGAGCTTGCTCAAAATGAGGCAAAAAAATCAAAAGGGTTTGGTAAATGACTGCAACACTTATTAGCGTTACACCTGACGCAGAGAAGACAATGGGGTATATTGCCCGTGTTTCTAATCCTGCCAATCAGGACAATGAAAAGTATGCTGGACTTTTAAAGTATTGTATTAAGCATAATCATTGGTCTGTCTTTGAGCAATCTTCAATGACTTTGGAAATTGCTACTACTCGTGCTATTGCTGCACAGATCCTGAGACATCGCTCATTCACCTTCCAAGAGTTTTCTCAGCGTTATGCTGCTAGTACTACTCTAGGGGATATTGAATTGCCTGAGCTCCGTAGACAGGACGATAAGAACCGTCAGAATTCTATCAATGATTTAGATTCAGAAATGATTGAGAAGTTTAATCGTCAAATGATTACTTTGTTTAGTTCTTCTAAGGCATTATATGAACAGATGCTTGAAATGGGGGTTGCTAAAGAGTGTGCTAGAATGGTTCTACCACTGGCAACTCCAACAAGGATCTATATGACTGGTTCATGTCGTTCTTGGATACATTATATTAATCTGAGATCAGCACATGGTACTCAGAAAGAGCATATGGACATTGCAGAATCTTGTAGAAAGATCTTTGTTGAGCAATTCCCATCAGTGTCAGAAGCCCTTGAGTGGGTCTAAATACCTTTACATGATTTTATAATTATGGCTACATATCCTGTTGTTAACAAAGAAACTGGTGAACAGAAAGAAGTTGTGATGAGTGTTCATGACTGGTCCCAGTGGTGTGAAGATAATCCAGGTTGGCTTAGAGATTATTCTGATCCTTCAACTATGCCTGGTGTTGGTGAAGTTGGAGAGTGGAAAGATAAACTGAGAAAAACTAAACCTGGGTGGAATGAAGTTCTACAAAGGGCAGGAAAAATGCCTGGATCTGGGGTGAAGAAAATATAAATGTCAAAGAAAAGAAATGGAGATCATCCCATCGGGGTTGGACTGACTGCAAAGCAAATGAAAAGAAAAAAACCTGTAAATGCCGAATATCTAGTTAATATAGATCCTATTACAGAAAATCAGAAAGTTTTATTTGATTCCTATAATGAAGGTAAGCACATTATTGCATATGGTGCTGCTGGAACAGGAAAAACATTCATTACTCTTTATAATGCACTTAAAGATGTTTTAAGTGAAGATACACCCTATGAAAGTATCTATTTGGTTCGTTCATTAGTTACTACTAGAGAGATTGGTTTTCTTCCTGGTGATCATGAAGATAAATCCTCACTTTATCAGATTCCTTATAAGAATATGGTAAAATACATGTTTCAGATGACTTCTGATGCTGATTTTGAGATGCTATATGGCAATCTTAAAGCACAAGAAACTATTAAGTTTTGGAGCACTTCGTTTTTAAGAGGAACAACACTTGATAATGCTATTGTTATCGTTGATGAATTCCAAAACTTGAATTTTCACGAACTTGATAGTATAATAACCAGAGTTGGTGAGAATAGTAAAATCTACTTCTGTGGAGATGCTACTCAAACTGATTTACAGAAAACAAATGAGCGTAATGGAATTGTTGATTTCATGAAAATCATTAGATCAATGCCATCCTTTAATTTAATTGAATTTGGTATTGATGATATTGTTAGATCTGGACTTGTAAAAGAGTATCTTATCGCAAAACTTGAAATGGGTATGTAATGTTTAATCATGTTGAAATTGACCTCCCTAAACTTGATAGGGAGACTATAGATGGTGTTCGTTATTATTCTGTTCCAGATGAAGATGAACTAATTAAGTTAGTATCCATTACTTCCGTAACTAGTCATTTTAATAAAGAGATCTTTATTAACTGGAGAAAGAGGGTAGGTAATGAGACGGCAAACAAGATCACTAAGGCAGCGACCAGACGTGGAACTGATATGCATACTCTTACTGAACATTACTTAAAGAATGATGAGGTACTACCTAAAGTTCCACCTATTTCTGATTTTTTATTTAAAATTGCGAAGGGTGAACTTAACAATATAAATAATATATACACTCTGGAAGGGTCGCTATATAGTAAGCAATTAGGTATTGCGGGAACGGTTGATTGTATTGCAGAATATAACAACGAATTGTCGATAATAGATTTTAAAACGTCTAAGAAACCTAAACCACGAGAGTGGGTTGAACATTATTTTGTTCAGGCTATGGCATACGGTTGTATGTTATACGAACTGACAGGTATTTCTGTCAAAAAACTTGTAATCATTATGGCTTGTGAAAATGGAGAATGTGTCGTCTATGAAGAAACAGACAAAGCAAAGTACATCAAACTCCTCGCGGAGTACATTAGAAAGTTTGTTGGAGATAAATTGGAATTCTATGGAACCTAATAAAGAACTTGAAAAGGCAATAGAAAATAAGTTTCTAACTCCTTCAAAATTTGCTCTTGAAATTGAAAAGATTGTAGCAGAAGAAGAATTTAATTATATTGATGCTATCTGTCACTATTGCGAAGTTAATAGTCTTGAGGTAGAATCAGTAACGAAACTTATTTCAAAACCCTTGAAAGAAAGATTAAAATGGGATGCAACCCGTCTCAACTATATGAAACGAACTTCGAGAGCAAAACTTCCAATCTAATGCCCACACAAACTGAATTATTACATTATCGTCTTCAGGCTGTTTTAAGAGATTATAATATGCCTGATTTGGAATATATTGGGGAACGACTTAGTTATAA